TAGAAGAAAGAGTATATAAATCTATACACTCCTGTTCCGGTGTATGATTTAGAGATTGATACTATTCATAATTTTCCGTTGCAGAATGGTGTTGTTGTTCACAACTCTAAAGATATGGCTGACTCGCTTGCCGGAGCATTGTTCAATGCATCCATAAATAAGCAGAGTTTAATTGACAGTAGAGAATTACTTGAATCAGCACTTGATATAAACAATGAAGTTGATCCGAAAGCAGAATTTATCGCTGACATGCAAGAGTCTATGATGCAAAGCGGATATAATAGAGATAATATGTCAAAACTTGCATCTGACAGATTAGATGATTTATTGAATGGGTACGGTAGTGAGAATATCGTATCGTGGTAAAAATGAGGTGTAAAAATGGGTAAACTTAGAGATTTGCTAGAAGATGCTCTGCGCATGAAAGTTGTTCCTAATGATAATAAATATGCCGGAGTACCTATTACAAGTGATGCAGATGATCTAGCAAATAAACAGATAAAATCTGCTGATTCTGGTTCACTTGTTGATGTTGAAGCAATCACAAAATTTAGAACACTATCTTCTGATCGTCAAGAGAAATATGCACAATTTGAAGATATGATGAAAGATGCTACTATTGCGGCAGCTATTGAAATGTATGCTGATGATGCAACTCAATATGATTATCGTACAGGTAAAGTTATTTGGGCTGAATCAGATGATGCAGATATTGCAAAAGCCGCAAACAGATTGATCGAAGTTTTAGGAATCAATGAAAAAGCATGGACTCACATATATGCTCTATGTACTTACGGAGATGTGTATTTGAGATTGTATAGAAAAGGTGATCAATCTGACTATGCACAGATGTTTGAACAAACTAGCGGTCAGACAGCATTGAGAGTTAAAAAAGAAGATTCTTCAAGACCAATAGAAGAATATATAGAGTATGTCGATGATCCGGCAACAATGTACGATCTACAAGAAAGAGATAAAACTTCTGGATTCATTAAGATGATAAACACAAGCGATCCAGATGCACAGCAGAATTCATATTATTCTCTTGTATCACGTACATTCAATGTTGGTGATGTGAACTTGTATGATAGAAAGAGTTTTGTTCATATTTGTCTTGCCGGAAATATTAGCAGAAATCCTGAACTTGTTGCATTGCATGATAATAAAACAGGAGTAACAACAGTCTATAAAGTTAAAACTGGTAAATCAATTCTTGAAGATGCGTATGATCCTACACAGACTGTTAAACTGCTAGAGGATAGTTTACTGCTTAACAGAGTTACAAAATCAGCACTTGTTCGCATTCTTCAAATTGAAACAGGTGATATGCCTAAAACTGAAAGAGAAGCATTCTTGCGTAGAATCAAAAATATGATTGAGCAAAAAATGGCTCTCAATAAAACAAATGGTGTTGTGGCATCATACAACTCCCCAGGACCAGTTGAAAATATCGTCTATGTTCCAACTAAGGATGGAAAGGGTACTATAACTACTACAAATTTAGGCGGAGATGTAAATATTAAAGATATTGTCGATGTTGATTACTTTAATAACAAGAAACTTTCTGCATTAAAGATACCAAAGCAATACTTAAACTACGATGCACCAGAGGGTTTAGGAAACGGAACTTCCTTAACAAAATTAAGTTCTCGTTATGCTCACACCGTTATGCGTATACAAAATGCATATATTTCAGGTATAACAACACTACTGAATTTGTACTTTTTAGACAAAGGTTTAGATTATATAAACAATTTTACATTAAAAATGGTATCACCTGGAACTATAGAAGATACCGAAAGGGATGAACAATTAGCAAATCGCTTAAATCAGGCTTCGGACATACTTAGTATGATTGACGGTAAAACTGATGAAAATGGTATATTTGATACTGTTATATGGATACTTGAAAACTTCCTTAATTTAAGTGATATTGCTGAAATACTTAGAAACCACAATGTAACAGAAGATGAAACAAACAGTTTTGATGTTACATCCGATGATGCTGGTTTCGATGCAGTGTCATCTCCTAGTGGTGGTGGAATGGATTTCGGTGGTCCGCCTAGCATGGGTTCTGATATGGAATTTTCCTCTGATTTTTCAGAAGAACCGTCCGCAGAACCAGAGATAACACCGGAAGCATGATGTGATTTTATATCGGAGGAAAACAGATGCTTGCTACAAGACATGATTGCTATGTTATTCTTTATGAAATACAGAACTCAGGAACAGATGTATCTAGTGAACTAAATGAAGTTATCACTAAAAACTCTGTTCCTAGAGTTGTTGTTGAAGAACTAATTAAGCGTGAGAATCCAGTCGTTATGTTTTATCTTAATCTGAATAAGAAAGCACATAAACTGATAAAGGAACTTTTAACATGTGATGGCAAGCCTGTAAGTAACTATATAAAGATCGCATCAAGTTTGATCACACAGGGCGTTATAGCTGTTGAACATGTTTACACTGATGATGTTTCAGGTCAAAATGATTTCTTTGAATGTTTGGGGCTTAAGCAATTATCAGATGGAATTAAAACATATTTCGACACAGGCGATTACAGCAGTTTAGTTGAAGCTGTTAATCGCAATAAAGAAGATGTTAAATCTCTGCTTGACAGAGAGTAACATATATATATACCATTCTTTTTAGGAAGGAGTTGAAAAGAAGATGCCACAAGTTCTAATTGAAACTCGAATGAACTCATTGAAGTTGAATGAGAGTAAGGCTCCAAAAAAAGGATGTTTAGGACGCCTAGAGGGTGTATGTGCAGATTTTAAGAATCCTACACGTAACGGTAGACTTTATCCACTTGAACTCTGGCAGAAAGTTTTTAATGATTCGCTTTTCAAAGAAGCACTTGCAAACAAAACTCTGTTCGGAGAACTAGATCATCCAGAGGAAAGATTTGAACCTCTTGTTAAACATGCATGTATAGTCATGACTGATTATACTATTGATGAAGATAAAGGTCTTATCTATGGTGGATTTGATATTCTTGATACACCTGATGGACGGGTTCTAAGAAATATTCTCGACTATGGAAGCGTTCTCGGAGTTTCTTCAAGAGGACAGGGAGACATTATTGAATGTGCAGACGGTGAAAGAGTTGATGAAGATTCTTATGATTTTGCATGTTTTGATGTTGTTTCTACTCCGGCAGTTGAAAAGGCAAGACAAAAAGTTGTTGAGTCTATGAAACGCGAAAAGAAAGAAACATTTAAGGAGTCCATAGAAAGACAGATTGGGGATGCAGATACGGCGGCTGATTTGAATATTATCAGATCAGTTGTTAAGACATCCGATCTAACAAGTTCTGAAATGAATTCCATTCTGGAATCCATTGAAGATAAATGTAAGTCACTTAGCGGTGCGGATGAAACTATCATAGCAGAAAATGTTAGTGACGAAAAGAATGTTACAGATACAAAGAGGATTGATGAGTCAATCAAACCAGCTAAAACTATTAGGGGTAATGCAAGACTATATAAATGTATCAGTAACATGAGAGAGCAGATTTCAGCTTACAAGCACAGAGAAGCACGATATGTTGAGTGCATTGATAATCATGTAAATGAGATTCATGACAAAGAATGTGAAATTGATTCACTAAAAGATCAGCTTACTAAATGTAAAGCATCTATTAAATCTCTTAAAACAGAGAGTGCAAACAAGTCTAAGTCATTTGACAGACGCATCAGCACATTGAAAGAATCTATGCATGAGTCAAGCAAAGCAACACAGGATGCTAAGAAGAAGTTTGAAAGTGAGACTGCACAGCTTGAAAGAAAGTTAGAGCAAACCACAACCAAACTGACAGAAAGTTCAAATAAGATTAAGTCGCTTGTTAGCGAAAAATCTGAATTGCAGAAAGAGAATATGTCTCTTGACGCTAAAAATCAAAAGATAAATTCTGAACTGTCTGAAAAGAAATCTAAGATTGTTGAACTTTCAGAGCAAATCCAATCCTATAGAGCAGAAATTGAAAAACTAAATTCTGATCTGAAAGAATCACGTAGAGAACATGCATCCGAAATTTCATCTATTGATGGTGAGGTTTCAGAGTATTCACAGCTACTAAGTGAAGCACAGGAAAAGATTAGTTCTGGAAACAGTACAATCGAATCATTGAAAGAATCACTAAGAGATACACAAGATTCACTAAAACGTGAAAAAGCAACATTATCTGCACTAAGCGAAAACTTAGCAAAGTATCAAAAGTCTTATATTGATAGAGTATCAAAACTTTCAGGTATTGATCCTGATAGTATTTACCATACTATATCAGACAAGACAACTCCGAAACAGATTGATTCTATCGTAGAATCTTATCGAAAGAAACTAGATAGATACAATAAGTTAGGAATTTCCGAAAAAGGCATTGATACTGACAGCAAATATGTAGTTGAAAGTCTTAATACATCTTATGATCCTTATGAAGCAAATGAACAAGATAATCTAATATCTTTCTTAACGACAGCTTCTAATTCACTTTAATTTATTTCAAAATTCAGATAAAATCTGAAAAACAGTACATTGAAAAGTAAATAACACAGAAAGGAATGTTATACTATGGCAATGAATACACAGGCTATGGTTGAGAGAGTTCTTGCTACTCCAACCACACAACGTAACCTTAAATTGGCAGAGCGTTATATTCGCGCTGCTGAGTCCGTTCAGAAGGCACAGGGTAAAACCCTTAACCTTGAAAAGAAAGTCGCTCTTGCAACTACTCTTGCTAACACCAAGATGATTTGTGAAGCTACTAACTCTAGCAATATTCCTAGCAAGACTTACTTCATGGATATGCTTACCGCTGTTGTCCCTAATCTAATTGCTCCGGACATCGTTTCCACTCAGGCTCTTGAGTCTAAGGCTGGCATGATCTCCTATCTCCGTTTCACCTACGGTTCTGATAAGAGTCCTGTTCAGGCTGGTCAGATGTTCAACAACAGCCTTTACACTGGTCGCTCTGAGGCAACATATTCTTCTCGTGAGATCGTTGAAGAGTCTATTGCTGATGGTGCATCTCTTGACTATGTTCCAGTTCTCCCTGGCACAGTAACCGTTACAAGTGCAGATGGTCTTACCGTCTATGTTGATAACGGCAACGGTGGTTTTAAGAACGCTGCTACTGGTGCAGATGTTACTGGCGCAACCATTAACTATGCTACTGGTGCAATCACAACTGGTCTTACCGATGCAACTGCAAGCTATGAGTACAACAACGAGCAAGTTCCTGATCTAAAGGTTCCTGAGATCAATATGTCTCTTGCACAGATTCCGATTTTTGCTAAGTCTCGTAAGCTAGCAGCATATTGGGGCTTTGATGCCGCATATGATCTCCGTCAGCAGTACGGTACTGAGATTCTTGATGTTATGTCTGCACAGGCAGCCGGAGAAATTGCCCATAAACAGCTTGTGGCATAACGGAGTGATCCGTTATGAAAACTGCGTGAATTTCTGGAAAACCTTATCGGTTTAGTATCACCGATATGGCAATCAGAAGCTAAGATATTTTTGAAATTTCAAAAATATAAAGTTCAACGACTATCGAAAGCTAGAAAATTGCATTTGTAGAAATACATAAATATCTAAATGATAGGCAATTTGAGATAACCAAGTGAGTAGAGTACAGCCAAATGGTTAGTTCTAAGATGATATTAGTCTTAGGTAAATCTATTAAATGGAAGTGCGCAGGTTCTCATAATAATGGTAACAGTTATTTGAGAATATGATATAGTCTGAACAGCACAAAATACATAATGTGCTGAGATTGCAATAAATGTTGCAATCGTAACATATTTGGAGATTGATACTGAAATTGTCATGAAGCTAGTTCAGGGCGCATCCGCAGGTCCAGAGCTTACTTGGTCTAAGGTCGCTCCTGTTGGCGTTTCTGTTACTGATCACTACGATAGCTTCTGGGTTCGTATTACTGAGGGCGCAAAGATCATCTTCAATGCAACTCAGAGAGTACAGCCTAACTTTATCGTTTGTGGTTCTAATGTTTCAGCAGTTATCGAGTGCATGAGAAACTTCGACGGCACTGGTGCAACTGATGCAGTTGGTCCTCACTTCTTCGGTACTCTCGGTGGCAGATATAAGTGCTACGTTGTTCCACTCCTTGATCCAGACGTTTTCGTTCTTGGTTACAAGGGTACAAACTTCCTGGAAACGGGCTTTGTATACGCACCGTATATGCCTGTACTGAGTTAAAGCAAAAAGTATACAATTTGTAATAGCTCACGCATAGAGTAATCTGTGTGATAAAATTCCAATCGAATTGCTGGAAAACCGTAAAGCTAATAACACTACAGCATAAGGATGAAACAAGCCTAAATGCGAATGTTACGAAAGTAGAAAAAAGTTTATTAGATGGTACATGGTTAAATCCTAAATACTGTTAAAAATTGGCAATCAGCAACCAAGTCCCGAACAGGGAAAGGCTCAACGATCATTCTTTTAAAGAAGTAGATTGCAAGTTATCGGCAATCGAAGTGGTTGGCTCCAATTACATGTTTAATTGGATGATGATATGATCTGCGCTCAATCGAAAGATTGAGGTTCTGAAAAGAACGCTAGGTGAGTAGCGTCACTAAAATATTAAGTGTTAAATATATGCTCATGCAATTATCGTTTAATACTTAATACTAGCAAACATAACGGACAGACATCCTTATGCCTGCTGATTTCCGTGGTCAGCAGGGTTACGCTACATCTTACGGTACTAAGATGCTTAATGGTAAGATGTATCTGAGAGGCAGAATTACTGGTTAATTTTAACCTCTAATAAAACACCTAATGTGTTTCTTGAAAATTGAATATCTAATATAATCGCTAGGTTACTGCATTTTAGTTTATACTAATTTGCAGTAACCAATGCGAAAATAAAAGTAAAAATCTAAATATCATTTAGAAAGGATTGAATGATTATGGCATTTACTATTACTATTATCAATGGTAATTCTGATCCTACCTTTGTCGGTACTAAGCAGCTAACTCTTGCTGATCTTGCTGTCATTTCTCCTACTGGTATCACAACTCCACAGACTCCTTATGTTGAGTGGGTTTCCGATACTACTGCACAGCTTGATGGTGCTGTTCAGATTCCGGCTTGGAAGCGCTCTGGAACTCAGTATTTCATCCTTCCAGCTTCTTCTAAGGTTGCTTTTGATGTAGAGTCTGCTGATGAGGCTCTGTTCTATCGCAACATGATCGGTAAGTTTGAGAATGTTACTATTACTGTTTCTACTGATCCTGTTACTGACTATGTTCTTGTTCTAAAGAAACTTGAACTTACAGATGATACTGCAACCGATATTATTGATGCTACTAAGACAACTGCTAGTGCAACATATGCATGTGTTTCTAGTGATGCAACTGTTGCAACTGTTGCTGCATCTACTGGTAAGGTTACAGCAGTCGCAAACGGAACAGCAACAATCACTGTTACTGCAACATGGACTGTTGACGGTGTTACACTTACTGATGTTAAGACAAGTGACGTTACCGTTAAACTTGCTGGCTAATCAAACAGCTTGATCTAGTCAAAAGACTATTTCATATGTGTTTTATAGGGATTGGATGTTCCTCCAGTCCAATCCCTTTTAACACAATATTTACAACAAGTTAAAGAGAGGAAATATGAATGAAATTAGCTGTCGTTAATCTTAAAAACATAGACCATACAATTTGCGGCATGGGTGGAAAGATAACAGTTATACATCCTAATAGCTATCATATCATAGATTCTATTGATAGTGAAAGAGAATATAAAATCTGGTCTACTATGGCAGAAACAACATTGCAAAAATATGGTCTACGTGTTATTTTAGATGAGCAAGAGATATGTTCGTTAGATTCCGGAATATCTGATACTGCTAATAAGAATGTTTCTATTACAGACGGTTTTGTTTCTCCGGTTGCTAAAGCTATTGCTGATTCTATTCTTCCGGAACGCAAAGATTCTGGTAAGACAGATGATACGGGATCATTCAAAGAGTCTGATTTGTTGCAAATGGATAAAGAGGATTTGTTTAACCTTTGTGACAATTTTAATATAAAGTATAAACGGAACAATTCTGTAAAAACCTTGGTGAATCTTCTTATTGAGAACGGGGTTGGTACGCATGACGTTGGCTGAATATACAGATGAAATTCTGTTCTCTTTAGGCGGCGGATATGTTGATGTTGAAATCGAAAAAGACATTCCAAGGTGTGTCAACAAGGCTTAAATGGTTTACATTTTAGTAATCAAATAGGTCGCGTATCGGGTAACTGGTACGAATAATAACCCATTGAACTGCTGGGAAACCCTAATGCTACACACACCACAACGTAAGGATGAAAAAAGCCTAGGCGTGACGGTAACGAAAGTAGAAAAAAGTGTGTAGATTGTGCAAGGTTAAATCCTAAACACATTTATAATGGGCAATCAGCATCCAAGCTCCGAATAGGAGAAGGTTCAACGACTATCCCGTATGGGAGTAGGGCGCAAGCGATTGGCGTCCGAAGTGGTGGGCTTCTCGTAAGAGAATGAAGATATAGTCTGCGCTCATGTCGAAGAGACTGAGGTGCGAAATGCACGTTATGCGAGTAGCGTCGCAAAACTCACTATGGATTGATACGCATGACAGGGTATGCTCCTGTCGATCTCCTATCACAGATAGGAGGTGAAACGAAATGATTAAAGGCATTAAGATCAGGTTATACCCAACTAAATCCCAAGAAGAACTGATGTGGAAACATGTTCATGCAAGTAGGTTTATTTACAATTATATGCTTGCTCTGCAAAACGAAAATTACAGCAATGGTAAACCACATATATCAAGGTTTGATATGGTTAAATTGCTTACACCACTGAAAAAAGAAAGTGATTTTGAGTGGCTTACAGAAGTGTCAAGCAAGACACTTCAAACAGTCTGTAATGATTTAAACGAATCATTCACACGGTTCTTCAACAATAAGTCAAAACATCCCAAATTCAAAAGGAGAAAAACAGCAAAAAGCAAATTTCCAATCAGGTCAGATCATCTGTTTTTCATGGACGGTTGCGCAAATCTTGAAAAGATCGGTATGATAAAATACAAGACAGACCGCGATCTTCCAAGTGGGCGTGGTTTTAAATACATCAATGCGCGTGCCTCTTTTAGTAATGGGAAGTGGATATTGTCATTTGGAATAGAGTGTGAGAACCAAGCACAGGAACTAAATGACTATAGTATGGGTATTGATCTAGGCATTAAGGATTTAGCTACAGTATCGTATGGTGATGATAGTTTGGTATTCCACAATATCAATAAATCAAAGACTGTACGAACACTAAAGCGTAACATCAATAATCTTCAACATAAAATTTCTCGCAAGTACCGACAAAATAAATGCGGAAACAAATTTGTTAAGACTCGGAACATTGAGAAGTGTGAAATGAAGTTGAAAAAGATGTACGCTAGGCTGTCAAATATTCGCAGTAACTACATACATCAAACTACTCACACGCTTGTATCATTTCTTCCAAAAAGAGTAGTTATGGAAGATTTGAACATACTAGGTATGATGAAGAACAGACATTTAAGTGAGGCTGTTCAAGATCAGTGCTTTCATGAGTTTGTTAGACAAATGAAGTACAAATGTGAGTGGAATGGCATTGAGTTTATACAAGCAGATCGCTATTATCCGTCAAGCAAGACATGTTCATGTTGCGGAAATGTCAAGAGAGATTTGAAACTGAAAGATAGAACTTTTGTATGTAGCGAGTGCGGTTTTACAATAGACCGTGACCTTAA